CACATTGATCCAAACCATCCAGAGTTTGCAGTAAATTCAGATGGTTCAGGTGGCACACGGGTTCAACAAATCAATTGGTTTAATTATGCAGAATCGGGTGATCCTAAAGCTGGTACTACTTATACATACACACCATACTCTCAGGCAGGTGATGTAGCCGGATCAGGACTGAGTGGTGATAATAACCACGGCGCTCACTGTGGTGGAACAGTAGCAGGAAATACTCAAGGTTGGGCTCGTGATTCGGATATCTATAATATAAGTCCTTATGGTACAAATCCAAACGGTACCCTAGGCAATATGTGGGATTATATTAGAAATTGGCATAAGTCTAAGCCAATTAATCCAGAAACAGGTAGGCCAAATCCAACAGTTTCAAATCATAGTTATGGATCAAGCTTTGAGCATGTCAGAGATGGTTATGGATCCATTCCATTTCCATATGATATAACATATAGAGGAGCAAACTTAGGTGTAGCTTCTAATCTTGAATTAACTCCGGCACAATTGGAAGCCAGAGGCATTAATTGTACTCAAAAGAATATTGATACTGACGGTGATAATATCCCTGATACAATAGTAGATGTCTGTGAAACACCAGCATGGTTTACAAGTAGATTTGCAGATATTGAAGATGCCATAGATGAGGGAATTATTGTATGTTTTGCAGCAGGCAATGAAAATAATTTAATTACAAAAGCAGGTGATGTAGATTATGACAATCGCCACCAATGGATGTATCTTGGGTTTATCAATTACGATTTACCATATCATCGTGGCGGTTCTTCTGGCCAGGGTGTTGATAATTCAATTGTAGTAGGTTGTGTTGATAATTACATGTTACCATCTGGGGAACACAGAAAAACAAGTTATAGTAACTGGGGCAGTGCTGTGGACATATATGCTGCAGGTGATTGGATTCAGAGTTCTGTGGATAATACAGATAAGACTTCTCTAGCTACTGTTAATGATCCTAGAGGTGGGACGGATCCTAGAGGCTTTACATATGGCCAAAGTAAATATCCAGGTACCAGTATGGCATCACCGCAAGTATGCGGAGTGTTGGCATTACTAGCAGAATCAAATCCGGGAATGTCTCAATCAGATGCTCAGGCCTGGGTAAGAGAAAATGCATTGGTCGATCTATTATATGAGTCAGGAACAATTGATCCAACTCAACTTTATAATTTAGGTTCTAGTGACAATTTAATGCTCTTTTGGAAAAACCAAAGAAAAGAAACGGGTAACATATATCCGTTAAAAACTGCGGGAAGAAGAGAAAAAAGTTCAATAAAGTATCCTCGGCCTAGAATACGCCGCCGCGGTTAAAGCTTTGGTATAAATAAAAAATAACATCTATTTTAGTGGAATTAACATGCCAGAAATTTTGACGACAAACTTTAAAACAGACAATACGAGAAGGTTCGTTGACGATGTTCTGACGAATGACTATTACGTATTTGTTTCTGGCACTGACCTATCGGTGTCCGAAAATTCCATTAGAGCCAAAACAACATTTCTTGAAGAAACTCTTTTTGGTAAAAAAGTATCTAATAGTGATGTCAAGTTTATGGTTAAATATTATCCTTGGCAACGAGGCACCGTTTATACAAGATATGATGACACTGTGGATTTGGAGGGTGCTAACTTCTATTCAGTTGTTGGGCCTACAAATCATAGCACAGGCGACTATCGGGTATATAAATGCCTAGATAATGGTGGAGGTGCTGGATCAATTAACGCCCCACAATGGGATGAGGATAACGAAGAACAAACATACGATACTCAAGATGGGTATATTTGGAAATTCATGTATTCAATGACAAGGATAGAATTTGATGCATATAATGCATTAGGTTATGTGCCTATCGTAGGAACATTTGATTCTAATCCAACTGCAAATACAGCAGGGTCTCCGTTTTCAGATGTGGTAGTTGATAATCCAATTTCCAATAATGGCTATAAAAGTGTTTTCGGTACATTATCAGGTAATCCAGTAGACAATAATAATACTAATCTTTCATCCTTTTATATTACTTTTAATAGTGATTTTGGACAATCAGTTGGATATTATGTTGGGCAAACAATTCTCTTAACAAATCCGACCAATAATTTTACGGATTTATTTTCAATTCTTGTTTATACATATGATGAACAGAATAATAGAGCTAGAGTAATTGTACAAAATACTGCAAAAGCAAATTCACAATATTCAGGTTATCCTGGGTTTACAAGTAATGCCAGATTTAAAATACTTCCAAGAATTAGAATAAATGGCGATGGTCAAAATGCCATTGCATATCCTGTTATTACTGATGGTTCAATAACCGATGTTGTAGTACTCAATAAAGGTCAAAATTATAATAATGCGGTCGCCGAGGTTGTAAATCCAGTATATGATTTTGACCCTGGAAGCACAAACACAATCGACGTGCAGGCACTTGTAAGACCAGTACTTGCTCCAGTTGATGGTCATGCGACAAATTTGGTTGATGAATTAAAATGTCGTCATGCATTACTATATGGCTATATCACAGGTTCTGATAATACTGAGATTGGCTTTGATAATACATATTCAAGAGTTGGTGTTGTTAAAAATCCACTTTTCCAGGATGCTAATAATGATCCTATTACTGGTGCAAATACACCTGATGTATTCGACAACAGATTTATTTTTAAAACAGATGATGTGGGTGGTGTAGAAAAGAATGAAATACTTTATCAAATTAATGGTTCAAATGTAACCGTATTTCAGGGTAAGGTATATAATGTCAACTATACAAGCAACACTGTTGCCTTGGTTGAATACTCAGGCCCATCAAATAATCAAGCAAATTCAGATATTTCTTTTGATCCGACTTTGGATTTTAGAAGATCAAACGGACAAATAATCCGAATAAATACTCCTGTGGTTGATAATATCACAGAACCACTATACGTACAGAGATCCGGGAAGGTATATTATATGGAAGACTTTTTCCCTCTGGAAAGAACAGAAAACTCGAGAGAAGAATTTAAATTCGTTATGGAATTTTAAGGGATAGATACAGATGCCAATTAACACAAATTTAAGCACTGCTCCATATTTTGATGATTACAGTCAGGAAGCTCAGTACTATAGAGTACTGTTCAAACCTGGTTATGCAGTTCAAGCCAGAGAACTTACCCAACTTCAAACGGTTTTACAAAACCAAGTTGAACAGTTCGGTGATAATATCTATAAAGAAGGTAGCATCATTAAGGGTTGTAACTTTACAACCATCAATGGTTTGGAATTCGTAAAATTAAAAGATGGAAATGATTTAGTAACAAACTTTGATCCTACTGCATATATTAGCAAACGTGGGATAGAAAATATCAATGGTGTTGATACTGAAATTGATTATGTATATGAAGTCACCGGTGAGACAAGTGGTCTTAAGGCCATTGTAATCTCTGGTGTAAGAGGCTTTTCATCAGCCCCTCCAAATTTAAATACATTCTTTATCGGTTATATCAACACCGACTTATCAGTAAATCTATATGACAGATTCATTGCTGGTGAAAAACTTACAGTTTCTGAAAAGAAATTTAAGGTAGGTGCTTTGGATATTGGTGAAACAAATCCAATTCAGACCACAGCAGTTAAAGCAGAAATTGATGTCAGTGATTTATCTAATCATGTAGGACAATCATATGGTCTTAGAGCAGAATCCGGTGTCGTGTTCCAAAAAGGACATTTCCTATTTGCGGAAGCACAGACTCTTATCGTTAGTAAATATACAAAATTCCCAGATCAATTAGCTGTAGGTTATCAGGTTGCCGAAAGTTTGGTAAACGCATTCGAAGATCCTACTCTTTATGATAACGCTAATGGTTCAAGTAACTTTAATGCACCTGGTGCAGACAGACTTAAATTAGTCCCAACTCTTACTGTACTATCACAAGAGACTGCGGATGCCGATGCTTCATTCTTTAGTTTAATTAGATTTAATAATGGTAATCAGGTTACAGTACGTGATGTTGCAGAATATAATGTTCTCGGAGATGAAATGGCTCGAAGAACATTTGAGGAATCTGGAAACTATATTGTAAAGAATTTTAAGACTACTCCTTCAAGACGAGGAACTGATTTAAAAATAGGCGTCGGCCCAGGTACCGCATATATTAAAGGTTACAGAATTGAGAATCTAGGTGAACAATTTTTCACAATTGATCCTATTGCAAATAGTGAAATCGTAGAAGATCAAACTGTAAGTTTTAAATACGGCCAATACGTTGATGTATTGGATTGGAACGGTTATATTGATCTTGATAGATCTTCGGCTGTTGATCTCAAGGATAGTTCTAGCACAAAAATTGGTGAAGCATTTGTTAATAACATTGTTGACACCAGAATCCACCTCAGTGGTGTAAGAATGAATCCAGGTGAAAATTTTGCTACGGTTGAGCGTGTTGATGTTCCTACTGGTTATATTGAAATTGCAAATACCGCAGTGGAACCAGCAAGACTACAAGGTACAGACAACCAGGCATTTATTTTTGACACCGGGTTGACAAATCTAAAAAATACCATCTGTACTAAACTTCCTATCAGAGAAATAGCGGCAGGGTCTGTTGACGCTGGTACAGATCAGATTATTATTTCTGCAGGTTCGGACGGAGATTTTTATCTTGACCAGGATGATCTTCTTGTAATTGAAGATACAGGTACCAAGTTAAATATTCAATCTTACACGGTTGAAAATCTCGGAACACAATTAAGAATTCAAATTGATCCAGCAGATGGTGCTGGTGGTGCATCAGTACATACTTATTACAATAGAAATAGAACAGGTAATACAGCACCAAAGCCATACGGAAAACTGGCAAAAGAAACCCATGTTAAAATTACACATGTATTTGATACTCAAAATAACAGATGGAGTCTAGGCTTCCCTGATGTATATGAAATTATAGACATTGTCGATGACAGTGGAAATGATTATACAAATAGTTTCCGATTAATCAGAAACCAAAAAGATACCTATTATGATATTTCATATATTGAATATATCCAAGGCAGACCTATCCCACCGAATGCTACTCTTACAGTAGAATTGAAGGTGTTTGAAATAAATCCTATTGCTGGAAGAAGTTATTATTTTGCAGTAAATAGTTATCCACCAACTTTGGATTATGATGACATTCCTGTATATACATCATCTAATGGTCGTAAACATTATTTGAGAGAATGCTTTGATTTCAGACCATATGCAGATCCAGAGGCAGCTGCGGATTATAATGCAACAAATCCAGCAACAGCACCTAATATCAGTGGTGCGGTGGGCGCTAGCCCTACGTTTACATCATTGGTTCCTATTACACCAGTAGGAGGTGGGTATGCAGAACTTGATGTTGAACACTTCCTTGCTAGGGTAGATGCATTAACGGTTGATTCATACGGTACTTTTACTCTTATTAAAGGTCGTGAGGAAAGAAATCCTACACCTCCATCACTATCTCCAGATCAAATGGTTTTAGCAGAAGTCAAAATTCCAGGCTTCCCGGCATTGACCCAGGCAGAAGCACTTGCAAAAGGAATGAGGCCATATGGAGTATCCGTCATTAAAAAATCCCACAAGGGATATAAAATGGAGGATATCAAACGAATTTCTGATAAGATTGATAATTTAAACTATTATATGTCTTTGAGTCAACTTGAATCCTCAACTCAAAACCTTTCTATACTTGACGAAAATGGTCTAAGCAGATTTAAAAATGGTTTTGTTGTAGATCCATTTAATGATCTTACATTTGCTGAAATAACTGACACTGAATATAATGCTGCAATCCTACACAATCAGAAAATATTGACTCCATCTGTCAAACAGTTCGCATTAGATCTTAAATATTCATCTGCTACTGGAGCACAATTATTCCCACCAACCAATGATCCTAATGTAATGACACTAGGTAGGGATTCAAATGTTACGGTTCTTAATCAGCCGTATGCTACTGAATTTAGAAATTGTGTAAGTAACTATTATGCATATAATGGATTGGGATCATTATCACCAGAATATGATATTGCATATGATTTTACTCAGAATCCAGATCCATTAACAATTGATACTGCATCAATGTTTGAAGATTTTGTAGATAACCTACAAGCATTCATACCTCTTACGGATGTTCTTACGGATAGTACGTTTGCAGGAAATCCATTTGGGCGCCGTGGCGGTACTGTAAACTTTGAAGAGACATTTACTACACTTGATGTTGATGCTAGTACAGAGACAGTTGGAGATTTTGTTACCAATGTGGAATTTAATCCATACATTGCGGCAAGAGAACTTAAGGTTTGGGTCGGTGGTCTAAGACCAGATACAAATCACTATTTCTTCTTTGATGGTGTAGATGTAAATGCTCATGTTGTCCCAGGCACCGCAGCAGATAATGCA